AACATGGGCTATAGTAATACGCGCGATAAGTTAAGACTTAAGACTTAAGACTTATAAGTTATAAGTTATAAGTTATAACTATTAATAGTTTATAGTTATACAACAAATAATAGTTATTAATTTATTCACACTAAATAATTATTTGTTATTTATAACTTAAAACAATTTATTAGTGTGAAAAAATAAATTTATTAGTGTGAAAAATAAAGCTTGACAAATAAAAAATAGTAGTATATAATAAATATAAGGTTAATAAGTAAATTTATTAGTGTGAAAGAAAGAAAGAAAATTAGTGCTTAAGGGAGGCAATAAAAAATGGCAACGAAAATCTTAAGGCAGCACTTTTCAAGCATAAACGAATTTTACAAGTTCATCACCACAGAATCAGTAAACGAAGTTTTTAAGCAACGTAAAGAAATATTAGCTTCACAAAGATTCGGAACAAGTTGGGAAGGAACAGAGACATTTGAAGAAGCAGCAGACTTAATGTTAAATGGTTGGAGTGAAATGGCAAAAAAGCTTGAAGGAAAATTACAAGCTAAAATAAAGAATGTTTCAACCACTAAAACAAGAAAAACAGTATATGATGTGGTTGGCGGGAATTGTTCAGTACCGAGATATTTGCAAGGAATTCCAACTAACATGATAAATCAAAAGACAGCGATAAAAAGACAGCCGGTCGTTACAATAAACAAAAACATTAGCTACGCGGCTGTTGTTTCTTCAGAAAAAATCATTCAAGAAAGTATTAAGGCATTTGAGATTGTAAGGAGAATTGAAGCTGGTGGAACAAGAGTAAATCTAAACATAGCGTGGAGCTCACAGGATTCTCACAACAACTCATTTAGTAAAGAAAGATTTATTGTGACAATTAGAATAAAAAATGCAGGTGAAAGATTGAATATATCTAAAATGGCTTTCCCACTAGTGCATCCAAGTATGTTACGCAGATTATCTTTTAGATGGTTAGAGGTGAACAAACTAATTACCTGTATGTCATTTAATGGCGGTTATGGTTATGCGAAAGAAGACATTGATTGTGAAAGGTGCTTGCCAAAGAATGAAATATTCCTGCCTAAGATTGTGAATGATGTGGATGAAATAGTAAATTCATTCAAGTAAGTTTAGATAGGTCTAGATGAGAAATATAAAACATCTGGGCCTAAATTATTTTCCAAAAGGGGGTTTACAAAATCCTTTTTTAGGTATATAATAATAATTGTAGGAGAGATAAAAATTAGTTCTTGAGAAAAGAAGGAGGAATTGCAAGATGGAAGTTATGAGAAGTTATAATGCTGAAAACTCGGTGGTAATTAAGAGGAGCAACAAAAAATGTTCGGTAAGAAAACTTTTTGAAGTAGACGGTAAACCAGCCTTCAGAATTGACAATGTGGATTATGTGTTTGAGTGGGAAGAAGATAACCACACTGCAAAGAACATACAAACTGCTAAGGAATACAAAAGCCGCAAAGGAATTGCACAGTCAATAAAGGAGGAGGTTGAAAGCAAGAAAATCAAAATCCTGAAGGTTGAAGTACCTAAACAGGAAATACCTGAAAAAGAAGAAGTAAAGCATGAACAGTACCAAAAAATCCTAACTTGTGTTCAGAACGACATTCCAGTTTACTTATACGGGCCTGCTGGTTCAGGCAAGAACCACACGCTGAAACAAATTGCAGATGAACTAAAGCTTGAATTCTTCTTCACCAACAGTGTGCAACAAGAGTATAAAATAACTGGTTTCATAGATGCAGGTGGCAAATACCACGAGACAGAATTTTACAAAGCTTTCAAAGATGGCGGATTGTTCTTTCTAGATGAAATGGACGCTTCAATCCCCGAGGTTCTAATACTGCTAAATGCAGCGATTGCAAATAGATATTTTGAGTTTCCAAACGGTAAGATTGATGCTCACGAAGACTTTAGGGTAGTAGCTGCTGGGAATACAGTAGGAAGTGGAGCAACTGAACAGTATACAGGACGTTTACAACTTGACCAGGCAACATTAGATAGATTCGTGCTAATAGAATTCAATTACAGTGAGAGAATCGAAATGGTGCTTGCTAAGGGGAATAGAGAGCTAGTAGAATTCATAAGAGGATTAAGAAAGCAAGCAGAGGAAAAAGGAATAAGAGCAACTTTCAGTTATCGCTGCATCGCCACAGTAACAAAACTAGAGGGGAAGCTAGAGCTAAAAGAGATTATCGGGATGGCAGTGATGAAGGGATTCGATAAAGACACACTAAGCACTTTTGAGACAAAGAACAGTAACAAGTACGAACAAGCGTTAAGAAGATTGCAGCGTGGCGCCTAATGGCGCCTGCTTCATTTATAAAAGGAGGATAAATGCAAATGTATATAAATGAAAGGCCGCCAGAATGTTATGTACCAAATGCTAACCCGTATCCCCTATGTAGAGGAAACGGCAGCGAAGAGTGTAAGTCATGCTTTTTGTATGAAAACATGATAGAAGGGTGGGAATAAAAGTGGTTACGGAATGTTGGTACTGTGGCAAAATAGCAGAAGACAACGAAGAAATTTATCCAGATGTTTTTGAATGTGAAAAGTGCTATTTTGAATTATGTTGTGATGTGGAGGAGAAATAATGAATTTTAGGAATCCATACTGGGATTATAAAACTAAAATGCAGCTATTAGAAAGGTGGGTTTTGATTCATAGCATTATTTATTATGAATTAGATACAAATGTTGTATCAGATGAAATGTTCGATAAAAACTGCATACAATTAGTAAAGTTGATAAAAGCATTTCCAAAAGAGTTCAAAGAGACAAAATACTATAAAGAGTTTGAAAAGTTTGATGGCAGCACTGGGTTTGATTTGTACTCAAAATTAAGCAGAGAAGACCAAAAATATTTAAGAAAGAACGCTGAACAAGTAATAGAACTTGGTGGAAAAAAACCTTGGAGGGGAAGAGCGCACTATATCAATCGTAAAAAAAGTATTTATAAATGAAACATAACACTAAGTTTTACTTCAGGAATGAAAAAGAAGTTATGAAAAGTTTAGGACTAACACCAACAAAAGGAAGTGGTTCCGGATGGATTGAAAAAGAAGATGGGCAAAATGAGTATTTAATAGCGCAGCTAAAAAGCACTGAAGCAGAAAGTATTAGGATAAAATTTTCTGATATTAAAACACTTGAATATAATGCAAGTGTGGCACATAAAGTGCCAGTTTTTGTTGTGGAAGACTTAAACACAAAAGATTTGTATTTAGTCGCTAAACCGTTTAATATTCCAGTTATTGCAAAGTATATTGAAACTGGCAAATGTGAAAAACAAGAGCTAGAAATAGATTATTTAAATGAATATACAATAAAAAGTAAAGAGGTGATTAAAACAGGTAATAGAAGTTCATTTTGGCAAGAAAAAGAGAGGGAGCGAAAAGGGTGGCAGAAAAGGAAGTAATAAAACTTAAAACAATAGGCACATATAACGGACACAACATTAAAGCCAACAAATCCGTAGATTTATCTTTAAAAATGAAATACAGTGAACTAACTAACTATATTCAGCTAGTTCAATTATTAAATGAAAATGTTGCCATAATGGCTAAAATTGGTGAAGAAAAAGCACAAAAGTTGGGAATGTTTATGATTAAGGAAATAAGAATTGACCATGATGGAGAAGGGATAGTAAAATTTAACTCTACTCTAGATTATGTGGAAGCTGACAACCTCAACGGTCTAGCTGGAGAAATATTAAAATTAATGTTTCAAGCAGAAGTAGAGCTTGAGGATAGTGAGGTTGAAAAATGAAGATAGTTAGAGCTTCAGCGGAAATAATATTTCCAAGTAGTTTAAATGTAGCTAAAGAAATGGTTCTGTTAATTGAGAAAGCGGCTAGACTGTGCTACAAAACAGAATATGTTATGATAGACAACAAAATAAATGAAAGCTTTATTAAAGATAAAATAGAGCGTGGTCATCATAGTATTTTAGAACATAGCATGGTTACTGTAAAGTTTGTAGTTGACCGTGGAGTTTCGCATGCAATTGTAAGACATAGGTTGGCTTCGTATTCGCAGGAATCAACGCGGTATTGTAATTATGCAAATTATCGCTTTGGAAAAGAGATAACTGTAATTGAACCTTTATTTTTTGATGGAAAATCAGAAAATATGATATGGTATGATGAGTGTTTGAAAGCTGAAGAAGCTTATTTTAAACTATTGGAGTTTGGAGCAACGCCGCAAGAAGCAAGAAGTGTTTTACCAAATAGTTTAAAAACTGAGTTAATAATGACTGGTAATTTTAGAGAATGGCGCCACTTTTTTAGTATTAGGACATGCAAGGATTCCCATCCACAAATGTTGGAAGTGACAATTCCATTGCTTGCAAAATTTAAACAAATGTTTCCACCAATATTTTCAGATATAGAGGTGAAGTAAAGCAAATGATTTCAATTCATGATGTTAGACAAGCTGGGAGAGAATATTGTCAAACTGAAGGTTCAAAACATTACAGAGATTTAAAAATAGACCCTTCAGAGTTTGCTATAGCTAATCACATGGCTGAAGACTTTTTTATTATGAATATTATCAAGTATGCTTCCCGGTTCAAAATTACAAGATGCCTTGAGGACCTCAAGAAAGCTTCTGACTATGCTCAAATATTATGCGGGCTAGAGCTAGCTAGAGAGAAAGAAAAAGTCACATGTGGCAATATAGAAGCTGTCAGATAGCTGTCAGATAAAAGCGGTATTGATTAATTAGCTTAAACTAAAAATATATTCAACAAAAAGACAAAAATATACCAAAAATATGTTTACTTTTATTTTAGTTGTGATATAATAGTATCAAGAGATTAAGAAATTCAAAAAACAAGGAGGAATTTTAGATGGCAACTAATTGGAAGTTAGCGGAGGCAGTCAAGGCTATCCGCGCAAATGATGTTGAGGCGATTAAGGACATTGGCAAGCGGTTTCCACTGTTTGCAGTAAATGCAGCAGGCGGTGTTGAGGGGCTCCTGAGAATCCTTGAAGCTGCCCCTGAATATCTTACGGCTAGAAAGATTGAAACTGTACTACGTGGTGGTGACGGCGCCGAGGAAGATGACGAAGACAATAAGGAAGAAGACGAAAAGCCAGTAAAGCAAGCAAAGAAAGCTGGTAGGCCGCCTAAAGCTGAAACTAAAGATGACGAAGACAATAAGGAAGAAGACGAAAAGGTTGCTAAAGTGTACACTAAAAAGGAACTTATGAAAATGAAACCTGCTGCATTGAAAGAAATAGCTAGTGAACTTGGTGTTGATTTGAAAGCCAAAAAGTTCAAGAGGCTTGAAGGCGATGAAATGAGAGATGCAACGGTGGAAGCAATTCTTGAGGAACAAGAACCTGAAGAGAAGGAAGAAACCAAAGGTAAAGAGTCAAAAAAGACTGCTAAAGACGAAAAGCGCGGCAAGAGCAAGAAAGATAAAGATGAGGACGATGACGATGATTGGGATGTTTAAACTTGTTAGCTGATTAAAAGAAATGGTGGGTCAGCTAACAAGCTGACCTGCTACTATTTAAAGGAGAGTTTAATGGCAAAAATAACGCTTGAAGACATTTTAAGCTTTGATATTAGAGTTGGAAAAAACGAAGAAAGATTAAGGACTGCTTTGACCAAGACAAAATGGCTTGAAAGATTTAGCCAAAAAGAGCTAAATATTGAAATATTAGAAAAGGTTTATCGCAAAGCAGCTAAAAAATATTGTGGTTCGCTAGCTTATGTTCAGTCGGCTGGCGACAAAAGTTGGGCCTTCATGATAAGGAACGATGAATCTGGAGCTTGGATTCATACAGTTTACGCAATAACTCTATTTGAAGGTTTAGCAAAAACAATTTTGGTGTTATACGGGTATTTTATTAAGGAAATGAATTTTAAAGATGAAAAGAGAGGCGCGTAAATGGCCAGAGTGAAAATATACACAGATGGCGCTTGTAGTAGAAACCCTGGACCTGGTGGTTGGGCAGCATTAATACTTTTCCAGGATAAAATAAAAAAAGAAATATCTGGTTCTGAAGCATATTCGACAAATAACAGAATGGAATTAACTGCGGTAATAGAAGCGGTAGGTTATGTTATAAATTCGAGTAAAGAAAAAGAAAGAGTAGATGTTTACTCTGATAGCGCTTATGTGGTTAATGCTGTAAAGTCTTCTTGGATTAAAAAGTGGGAGATTAACGGTTGGAAAACAATCCGCGGGGATGATATAAAAAATAAAGACTTGTGGTTGAAACTTATTGAACTTCTAGAGTTAGCTAAAGATAAGAAACATAAAGTTAACATTATTAAAATAAAAGGTCATGCTGGGGACTGGTGCAATGAGAGAGTAGACGTGCTAGCTAAATCTAAAATACCAAGAAGGTGAATAAATGATATTTTACAATGTAATACTAATGGATAAGCTAACTAGTCAAAACATATCAAACTGGTGGGGCCTGTTCTTTATAGCTTTCACGCTTGCCACTGCGTATATAGTTTGTAAGTACTGTGAGTAAATTGGCGGCCCGCAAGGGCCTCCAAAATGCCACAGGTAAAGAGTAGGAGGATTTAGTATGCTTATATCCACTAAGTTTTATGAGGAAAAATTTAAAGCTGAAAAGTCAAAAGATGCTTATTTAAAAGCTTGCAAATGGATAGCTAAAAATATTGTCTCTAAAGTTGAAGTTGGCGAAACGACTTTTTCAATCAAAAAAGTAGAAGAAGCTGACTTACCAACTTTCGTTGTAGAGCTTTATTGCTCTTTGGAAGAAAGTACGTTAAACAAAACGTTTTGTAATAAATGTGTAGAGTTTCATAATAGTTGGATATATTTTGACCAAGATAAACTTTGTAATGGTTGCAAGATGAAAGCTTATTCAGAGACATTGAAACAAAAGTTGATAACTAAAAAATCTTATAGAAAACAACGGTTAAATTATGCTTTAGATGAATAACAAATTAATCTGGCATGATTTAACCTAGAAAAGGGGATAATCATGCCTACTGTTTATCGCAAAGTATTTACAGACGAAACGGAAGAAGAACTAAAGATTATGACAAGGGATGAGGTTACACTTGAATTAAGTGACAAACAAAGAGCCTTTTGTGAATATTATGTAGGAAAGTACAATATTAAGACAGCAGCGATAAAAGCAGGCTATAGTAAAAAGTCTGCTCATATTTTTGGATGGAAACTAAGAACCCAACCTGATTGCAATAGGTATATTGCATGGTTAAAGTTAAGAATAGCCAATGACCTGCACGTTGACGTAATGGACATAATAGACCAGTATATAAGGATAGCGTTTGCAGATGTTACCGACTTTGTAAAAATAGAAAACGGAAAACTAAAACTGATAGACGCGGATAGCATTGACGGACAATTGATAACAAAAATAAGGCAAGGCCCACATGGTATAACAATTGAGTTAGCGGATAAGCTGCGCGCTATGGAAAAACTAGAACATTACTTTGACGTTATGCCTAAAGACTGGAGACAAAAGATAGAAGAGAAAAAATTGGAATTAATGCGTGAACGTATTGAAATAGAACGTATTAAAGCAGGTCAACAAGAAGTAGAAGATGGAGACGATGGATTTATTGAAGCTCTAAAAGATTCAGCAAAAGAGACGTGGGGAGATGAATAAACAATGATAATAGAAGACATAAATTCAGAGACTAAAGAAGGTACACTTCTTATTACAGCTATAGGCGTATTATTAACTTTACCTGGTTTAACTAATAAAACACTGGATGAAATATTGCAAATGTTAGAAAGAATAAATACTTTACTTAAAGTGGAGGTTATTAATTGATTGTTAATACATTTCCAGAAAAAATAAGTATTTTTAATGTTCAGTATAATATTAGATATGATAAAGATGACTATTTGATAGCCAACGATATAAGTGGAGAAATATTTTATGATGAACAAGAAATATTTATAAAAAACTCTCTTAGCTATAATTGTAAAATAAAAGTCATTCTGCATGAAGTAGCGCATGGTATTTTAAATGAAATTGGTGCGCTTATGGCAAAACAAGATGAGAAGATAATAGACATTATTTCTGTCTGCATGTTTCACTTTTTGCGAGAAAACAATGTTGACTGGATAAGAGAGTGATAATATGCTACCTAAATTTAGTTTTGTTCCGTTTAGTAAAAAACAAAGACAAGTACTTACTTGGTGGGTTCCAGGCAAAAGTCCTCATGCCAACAAGGATTGCATTATAGCCGATGGTTCTGTTAGAAGTGGGAAAACACTAATAATGAGCCTATCCTATGTTATCTGGGCCATGGAAACATTCAAATTTGCGAAACTTGGCATGGCAGGAAAAACAATTGGAAGCTTCAGAAGGAATGTCTTGTTTTTGCTAAAGATAGTGCTTAGACTAAGAGGTTACAGAGTTCAAGATAAAAGAACAGATAACTTATTTGTAGTATCTAAAAAAGGAGTAGAAAATTATTTTTATATATTTGGTGGGAAAGATGAGAAGAGTCAGGACTTGGTACAGGGTTTTACAAGCGCTGGTTTCTTCTTTGATGAGGTAACTTTGATGCCATTAAGCTTTGTTAATCAAGCAGTAGCAAGATGTTCAGAAGAAGGCGCAAAGTTATGGTTTAATTGCAATCCTGAAGGACCATTGCATTGGTTTAAGCTAGAGTGGATTGACCAACTAGAAACCAAAATGGCGCTTAGAATTCACTTTATTCTTGGTGATAATCCAAGTCTCAGTCAGAAAGTTAAAGAACGTTATAAAAGAATGTTTAGCGGAGTATTCTTCAAGCGTTACATTTTAGGTTTGTGGGTTGTAGCAGAAGGTATTGTATATGACATGTTCGATATTGATAAGCATGTAGTAAAAGAATTACCTGCTAACTTTGAGCGTTATTACTTGGGAGTTGACTATGGCACAACAAACCCAACAGTCTTTCTTTTGTTTGGTGAAAAGTATATTAACGGAAAACATAAACTTTTTGTAATAGATGAATATTATTATGATTCTAAAGCAACTGGAAGACAAAAGACAGATAGTGAGTATAGCAGAGACTTGCAGAAGTTCATTGTAGGGCGCTATCCTCAGTCTATAGTAGTTGACCCTTCAGCAGCTAGTTTCATCTTGCAGCTTAAGCGTGACGGCGTTAAAAACATACGTCAAGCTGACAACTCAGTATTAGATGGAATTCGTGTGGTTGCTAATTTCTTCAATAATGATAGGCTGTTTATTCACGAAAAGTGCAACAACTTTATAATGGAGCTTGCAACTTACAGTTGGGATGCAAAAGCAATTGAACATGGAGAAGATAAGCCACTAAAAGTTTCTGACCATGCTTGTGACGCTTGCAGATACTTGCTTAAAACTATATTTGGTAGAGAAATGTTTAAGGCAACATAGGAGCGGAAGCATGATTGCAAAGAAAAGGAACTATAAAAAGGAATATAAGGACTACCATGGCAAGCCTAAGCAGAAGAAAAATAGAGCAGCAAGGAATAAAGCGCGGAAAGTAATGGGACTTGTAGTTGGGGATAAGCGAGAAGTGGACCATAAGAAGCCCTTGAGTAAAGGCGGGAGTGCAAGCAAGAAAAATCTAAGAGTTGTAAGTAGAGTAACAAATAGGAAAAAAGCAGCAAAAAATATTTAAAATTCTTTTAAAAACCTATTGCATTATTCTGCGGATGTGGTATAATAAGAATATAAGAAAGAGGCAAGAAAAAATAGTTCTTAAGAGGAGGAAAAAACAATGGAATTTGGAATGAGATGGGAAGAGTGGAACCGCAAAGGTGAATTGGTTACTAAGGAAAAGTTTTTCAAAACTCAAAAGGCCGTAGATAAAGCTTTTGAGAAACTGGAAAACAAAGACAATTTTAATGGTATAATTTCCATAACACGAGATAACGAAGACGTTCAAGAATGATAAAAAATTTAGCCTTGCCGCCGGGCCAATGGCGGCAGAATGGGGATAAAATAATGAAAACTTGTGTGGCTGTTTACAATTCGAACCAATACTCTCTTACTCGGTTTTTTCATATTACTGGTTCTAAACATTTCCTTGGTGAAATAAGCTGTCATTATCATGGTGGAATTAATGTAGGGGACGGAACACAATATACCGCTTACAATCTCCCTAAACAAGGTCACACCCCTGAAGAGAGTCGTGATATCTTGCGGCGGTTTGCAGAATCCACAGAAGGAGTGCATCGATACGGAAGAACAGAGCGGTGGGATTTCGAGGACTAGTTTTACTATACGATTCTAAGTAAATTGTAATTATAAAATATCCCTCATAAGAGGGATTTATTTTGTTTAAAGGAGTGATAATAAATTGGCAGTAACAAGCTTAGATTTTATATCTGTTGGTCAACTTTGGCCGCCTCCTTCGGAAATAGAACGATTTACTAAGTACGAAGAAAACAGAATGCTTTTTGAGGGAAAACATGACCTTATTTATAATGGTTGGATTAAACTGCTAAGAGAAGACCAAAAGGCTACACTTGAGATAATACTTAACTGGCATAAGCGTCTTTCAACATTATGGGCAGATATGCTGCTAGGTGAACCACCCAAATTTAAAAGTGAACCTGAAGACGCAGTAACTAAGTACACTACAGATAAATTTTTAAATAACTGCTATATGACGATACTTGACGTTTCACGCTTTGGTGATGGATTATTAAAAGTTAGGCTTAAAAATGGAAAAGCTATCATAGAACCAAATACTCCGCAAGTGTGGATTCCGATTACGTCTTTTGATAATGTTCAAGAGGTGTTAGCCCATGTATTAGCGTGGGTGATTCAGAAAGTAGATGCAAAAGGAAGAGACATTTACTTTTTGCGAGTTGAGATTCATACTATAGGATTAATTCAGAACAAATTATTTGAGTTGAAACAAAACTTCGACCAAACAATGGCAAAGTTTGAAATAGGAAAAGAGATTGAACTAAGCACTATTGCAGAATTTAAAGAAGTACTGCCTGTTCAGGAAACTGGAATTGATGATTTTCTAGTTATCCCTATTCACAATCTTATAACCTCAGATAGAGCTACTGGATTTGATGATTATTCGGATATTGACAGTATTATTCAAGAGTTAGAAATAAGAATTGCCCAGTTATCTAAGATTCTAGATGAGCATGCAGCACCAACTTTAGCAGGCCCTGATTCTTTGCGAAGAATTGACCCAAGAACAGGACAAGTAAGCTTTGATGGTTTAGGCAGATATATTCCAATGGCCCCAGAAGATAGCGTTCCGCAGTATTTAACTTGGGATGTGCAGATTGAAGCTATTCGATATGAAATAGATACATTGTTGCAACAACTGTATATAATTTCTGAAACAAGCGCAGCAGCCTTTGGCGATTTAAAGCAGGGGCTTGCAGAAAGCGGAAGCGCGCTTAAAAGGTTAATGCTTGCCCCACTAGCTAAAGTTAATAGACTTAGGTTAAGGATTGACCCAGCTTTAAAAAAAGCTTTAACTATTGCTTCAGAATTAGAAGTTGTGAATGGCGTTGTAGGTGCTAAAAGAATAACTAATGTGAAAATTGAATGGCAAGATGGACTTCCTGCTGATG